CTTCTCCTGCAATTGATCCATATGCTAAAGTTAAAGAAGCAGCTGCAGGTCTTCAAGATTTAGATACAAAATTAAGTTTTGGATTACGCGATATTATTTCAGACCCTGTTAATGCACCTCATGCTTTAGCGCGATTTAAACAGTTTCAAGGCGAAATTGATGGAGCTAAAGAAAAAGAAAGACAAATGTTCTGGTTACATAGTGCAACAATGTTTGCTACAATGGCAACTCAACCAGGTGGAGTTATTAAAGCCGCTATGGGGGCATTAGCTCAAGAAATTCCTTTATATGTTAAAGATAAAGAAGCCCAAGAAAAACATATGGATGATTTGAAAAAAGCTCAATACGATATTACGCAATCTGAAATTGCTAGACGTGTGGGTGATCTTAAATCTTCAATAGAACTTAAACAACAAGCACTTAAAACATCTGCTGATATTTATAAAGAAATATTTAAAAACGAAACAGATACTAAGAAGCTTGAAGCTGAAATAAAACATTGGGGTGCTACAGAAGCAAATGCTAAAGAAGCTAATCAAATCCAAAGGGCTCAAGTTAATAAAGAACCTGCTGATCTTACTACATTAAAAGCTATTGCTGCTCATCCAGAACTTAAGGCAGTTAAAGAAGATTTAACTTTAGGGCCTGCTCAAGAAAGAACTAAAGCAGCTTTAGAAAAAACATATTCTACTTCTATGGATAGCGATATACAATTTGAAGACTGGTTAGATAAACATGGTCTTACTTATGCGGGAAGACCTGCTAAAGCATCTAATAAACACGCCGGTTGGGGTGAAAAAGTAAAAATAAACTAATATGCCAAACTATTCAATACAAGGTCCTGACGGAAAAACGTATTCGATAGATGGCCCAGAAGGTGCTTCTCGCGAAGATGTTATTGATGCTATTCAATCTAGAATGGCAGAACAAGCGCAAGCTCAAAAAGAACATGAAGCTAAGACAGGATTTGTTCAAAGCGTTAAGTCTGGATGGCATGGTGCTTTAGGTTCTACTGAAGACTGGCTAGGTAGAACTACTGGTAGTGAAGGTCTAAAACAAGCAGGTCAAGCTAATTTACAAAAATCCGCAACAGAACATGAAGCTACAACTGCAGAAGATCTAGCTAATGCTAAAGGTATCTTACCTACAGCAGGTAAAGCTTTTTCTAAATATGTAGGTGAACCTGTAGGTGGCGCTATTGGTAGCTTTGGTGCTCCTATAGCCGCTGGTATTGCTACAAGTTTTGTAGCTCCTGAAATAGCTATATTAGGCGGTCTCATGGATACAGCTTCTATAGCAGCTGCTACCACTGCTTATCCTATGATAGCAGGTCAAATGATGGAACGTCAGGAACAACAATCTCCTGGTGAACCAGCTAACGAAGTTAAAGCCAATCTAATGGCAGTTCCTGCATCACTTTTATTTGCATTCAAGAAAATTCCTGGTGTTGATCAAATTGCACAAAAGCTTGCTCCTTCTATTGAAGCGCAAGTGGCTACACTTACTCCTAAAATATTAGGTGGTGATATCACATTAGAAGCTGCTAAAAAAGAACTAACTTCTAAAACAGGATTAGCTCTAAAAGAATTTGGTTTAACCACAGCACATGCTTCAGCTGTTATGGGCGGTTCAGAAGAACTTACTCGTGCTCAAGCTGGACAAGAGTCAATGACGCCTCAAGAGTGGATGGAGACTATTGGAACAGGTGCTTTGTTTGGTGGGCTTCATGCTCCGTTCCGTGGTGAAGCAGGTAAGGTAGCTGCAGGAGAACAAAAACTTACTGCTGCTGATACCCATATTAAAAATGAATTTGCTAAGATGAGAGATCTAGCAGCTCAAAGAGAACTTACTAGAGAAGAGAATGCTAAGTTAGCAGAACTTGATGCTGAAGCTAAAAAAGTAGCTGAAAAAGAAGCCTACTATAAACAATTTACTCAACAAGATGTTCTTCCATTATCATCATCAATAGAGCAAGCTAAAGAAGTACAAACCGAAGCTAGTCCACAAGGTGATTTATTCGCAGGAGCAGCTCCAACAACTGAAGCGCCTAAAGCTGAAGTAGTTACTCGTAAGATGCTGAATGAAATAGGTGTAGGTCCTACTGCTAAAGTACACAAGGCTATCTTAGGATTGGATATTAATGATCCTAAACAAAACGAAATCATTCAAAATAAGCTAGAAGCGCATTTTGAAAAGTATGGACCTAAAGAAGGTAACGCAGATAAAGTAGATGCGTTCATGAATAATCTTAAGAAAATTGGAGGCCAAGATGTTACCAAATCTAGACTTGACACAGAATCAAATAGAGAAGGCGTTCAAAGTGTTGACCAGCCAGAACTTAGAGGCGCCAGAAGAATTGCAGAGTCTGACACTAGCACAATGGACAATGATAGGAATCTATCTGGACAATATACTGAGGGAGCTAGACAACAGCGAAATCCATTAACTCCTGAAGCTAATGACTTAATTAAATCTGTGGACGAAGGCGGTGTGCCTGGATTTATGACTAATAATCTTAAAAAGATTGCTAAAGATAATGGAGTTGTAGTAGATTCAAAATCCACACCTAATCAAGTTGTTGAAGAATTAAAAGCTAAAGCACAACCTAAAGCAACTGAAGTTGTTAAAGAAATTGCCCCTGTTGAAGAGGCTATGCCTTTACAGGACGAAGCTCGCAAGGTTGCAAGTCAGCTAAAAGCGTTTGATCCTGAGCATCCAAAGATTGAAGTGTTAAAAGATGTAGACGTTACACCACAAGATTTAAATGAAGCTAAAGCAGAGTTAGCTTCGTTAAAAGAAACACGTGCCGCTAAAGGTGTAACTCCATTAGCTGAAGAAAAAGAAGTTGCTAAAGCAGCTCAATTAGCTAAACCTTCAGAAGAACCTATACCTAATACAGGTAGAACTAAAGATGATATTATTGGGGAAATTAAAGGTCTTGTAGGAAGCGATGCACTTAAAGCTATTGATAGAGGTGATCTTAAAGTTATATCTTCTGCAGAAATACCTAAAGAAGCTAATGTTCCTGCAAATGCTCCTGCATTCTATCATGAAGGTGTAGCTCATTTAATACACGATAGATTAAAAGAAGGTGAAGCGTTACCTAATTTACATCATGAAACAGGTGTGCATTATGGTTTAGAGAATATGGTAGGATCTAAAGTTTATCAAGATATTCTTAAACGTTTTGAAAATCTGAATGGTAAAGATCAACGCGTAACTGATGCTCATGCACATGTAGATAAAAACTACCCTGAATTAAAACCAGGTTCTAAAGACTATATGGAAGAAGTAGTAGCTCGTATTGGAGAAACTGCTCCTAATCATCCATTATGGAAACGCATATTAACTGCTGTTAAAACTTTCTTAATGAAAAAAGGCTTTACAAAAGCTGATACTTTAAATGTTGATCAACTTCATGCTTTAGTTAATCGTTCGCTTCGTGAATCATTAGCAGGTAAATTAGAAGCTACTGAGAAAGCTAAAACTCAATTTGCAAGAACAGAAGTTCCTAAATTTAGAGCTGACGGTACGGCTATTAAATATGTACCAGAACATAAAAAAGGATTTATTGAAAGTGTTAAAGAACCTTTCCATGGTGGTGCTCCCTTATGGAGATCATTATCAGATAAACTAGCTAATAAAGTTGTATCTAAATACTCTAGCGTTAAGAATAAACTATTTGATGCAAACATCCCTGCAGTAAGTTCTAAAATAGATGGTCAAATGAGAGCTGACTTAATTGCTCTTAACTCTGATCTAGCAGTAGGTACTACACAAGCAGCTCTATTACAAGGTAAGCTTGTAATTGAAAAGAGCGGTATGCCTATGGCACAAAAGGGTGAAGTTAATATCACCGATGTATCTAAAGGCTTTAAAGACTTATTAGATAAAGCTACTAGTCAATTAGGAGATGCTGATCTTGCATATGATATGGTTAGTGCAGGATGGGTGGGTCCTAGATATGAACAATTAAAAGCTAAGAACGAAGCTATAGAAGCGCGTATTGAAAAACTTAAAGAAGGTAAAAAAGGTAATTGGGCCGCTAAAGTAAGAGCCGCCGAAAAAGAAAAAGCATATGTAGAAGATTGGGATGCTTCTGATCAAGCTACATATGAAGAGGCTAAACGCAGATTTGGTCCTGAGTTAGATAACCTTAGAGATATGCGTAATAAGATGCGTGAACCTTTAATTAAAGCTTTAGTGGATTCACATAGACTTGATGCAGAGACGGCTAAAGAATGGATAGATAATATTGACTATGTTCCTTTTTATCGTGTGCCTGCAGAAGAGATGATGGATAAACAAGGTAGACCTATTACTGTAGGTTCAGGTTTATTAAATGTAGGTCGTAACTATAAACTAAAAGGTTCTAAGAGAGCCGTAGCTGATCCTATGGATAACTTCATTAATAACATGGAGTATTGGACACAAGCAGCAATTAAAAATAATGCAGCAGTTCGTCTAGCAGATACTTTAGTTAATTTAGGTGCAGCTAAATATGCAGAGCGTAAATTAACTGCAGGTGAAAGTAAAAATAATTACTGGGTACCTATCTATAAAGATGGTGTAGAAAAACAACTTATATTAGCTGACCCTAATGATATGGCTGCATTCTCAGCAGCTCCAATATTACAAGGACTTGTTTGGAATATAGCTAGAAAAGGTACCTCATTACTACGTCATGGTATTACTATGATGCCACAATTCGTTTATAACCAAGCGTTAGAAGATCCTGTACGTGCGACTTTAGTATCAGGTAATAAAGCTGGTTTTGTAAGTAACTTAACAGGTACAGTAAAATCTGTATGGAAAAACCAATTTACTAGTGAGCATACTGAAGGAGCTGATGTTTTAAATAGAGCAGGTCTTATTGGTCAAAAAGATTTTATGACTAGTGAAGATATTAAAAATAGATATTCAGGTACTGATAAAGAAGGTTACAAAAAAGGATTGTTATTCTTTGAACGATTAGCACAAGGTTCTGATTTAGGTGCTCGTGAAACTATATATAACAACGCTATGAAAGAATTAAAAGCAGAAGGTTATGATGAAACTACGGCAAGAGCTTTAGCTATTACTCGTGCAACTGAATACATGCCTCATCAACAGATAGGTACTTCTAGATCACTAGCATACTTAAGAGCTATGATGCCTTTTGTTAATGCACCTATTCAAGGTTTGGCACGTGATGTTGCAGCGGCTCGTGGTAGATTATCAGGTGTAGATAAAGCTCAAGGTCAAAAAATGTTGATGTGGCGTATAGGTAAGTATGCTGCATTTACTGCAATTTATAGTGCATTTAATAGTGGTAATCCTGAATATGAAAGTCAAACAGAAGATCAAAAAGATAATTATTTTTTTATAGGAGGTACTAGAATTCCTGCTCCTCAAGAAATTAGACCTTTAAAAGCTTTAATAGAACGTGGTACTCGTGCATGGGTATTAAATGCAAAAGAAGCTGATATTGAAAACTCTGATATTGTCGCTGCAGTTATTAAAAAATCATGGGAAATTATTTCTGGATTAGCAGTACCTATTCCTGCAGCAGTTAGGCCTGCATTAGAAAATCAAATTAATTATGATTTCTTCTCTAAACATCCTATTGTAGGTGCTGGTAAGATTCACGATGAGCCGTTTATGCAATATACAGATACTACATCTGAATTAGCTAAAGCCGTAGGAGCAGCACTTAATGTTTCACCTCTAAAAGTAGATCATTTACTAAGTGGTTACTTTGGTTATATGGGTCAAACCGTTGAGAAATTTTCTAATGCGTTAGTAGAAGGACGTCCTACTCAAAATGTAAATGATTGGATGTTTGTAGGATCTATGGTTCAAAACCCATATGGTTCAGGACCTAAAACAGAAGCTTATGAGTTATTAGATAAAGCAACTCAAGTAAAAGCTACTATTAAAGATTTAAAAGCTGCTGGAAAGATAGATGAATTAAAAGACTATATGAAAAAGAATAAAGGTTATGTGCAAGGAGCTACCGCAATTAATGATTTGCACACTAAAATTACAAATCTCAGAAGATTACAAACTCAAATAACTCAATCTAATATGCCCGCGGAAGAAAAAAGAACTAGACTTGATAAGTTAAAACAAAATGAATTAATGGCGTTATCACATGTTCATGATATACACAGAAAAATTATAGAAATAAACGACAGATAATTATAAACGCCAAACTCTAACACCTTTAATACCATCTTCTACAACTACTTTGTGAACGAACTGAAATTCTAGTCGTTCACTTTCTTTTTTTAAAGACTCAATAACTTCTTTAGTATCTACTGCAGGTAGAAATATAGAAGAGCCTGGCTTAAAGTTAGGCCAATCAATTTGATAATCTGTTCCACTACTAAGCATTTGAGTCTCCTGTTAATACTCCGTCAAACTTGGTAGCATCAATCCAAATACAACGTGTACCTGGGCCTGTAACGTCAAGTCCTTTGTGCAGGATTTTACTCTTGCCTGACTCAGGAAGCAATATGTTCTTGTTTTTTAAGTCTTTTATAAAGTCTTTATACTCAATACCTATAGTACCTAAGTATGTAGTCATGGTTCCACATGCTATATAGATAGCTTTAGAATCAGGCTCAAATCTAACCATAAGTTCGTTAAATGGTTTTTGTATAGGGGCTTCTTGTACGCCTGATCGAGCATCGATACTACTGTTAATAACTAATGTGTTCCTATAGTTTTGACGTAAGAAAGAACCTAAGGTTTCAATAGCATCAAAGTCTCTTTCTTTTAAATCTACTTTATTAGTAGCTAACTCTTTACTTATAGCGTCATATACAGGTTTAATAGGTACATTATGTATGCCTAACTTCTGAGCAATATGAGCGCCAAAAAACACGGCAGCCAATGTAGCTGAATATTTACGATCACGTCCTGAAAGTTCTAGTTTTTTATCTAGAGATACTTGAAAAGCTTTAAGGTCTTTTTCAATGGTTGCCACGTTTTGAATTAAATATTGTGCATAGACTTCCCCTGCATGACCGTAGTTATCTTTAAGAGCATCAAAATATTCATCGGCTTCAGTCTTTGATAAACTATTATCCATCTCAATATAAATTTGAATAAAGCGAGCCATCTCACCTGAAGCTTTAGCATGTTTATTTAATATAACTGATCTGAAATCAGTATTACTAGATACTACGCAGATCAAATTAAAGATAGTATTGTTATCTCTTTCTTTATTTGTACCACCACTGCTCATACGATTACGTCCACGACCTGAAGCTACAAACTTTAAGAATGCATGCAGTTGTGTAGCTGTAACATCAGTAAACTCATCTACAGCAGAAGGTAAATTCTTCATAAACCCTAGTCTATTAATAACAGAATTTTCTGTATCCCCCCATAGTTGAATTAACTTAGCATCAATATCAGGATTACCATAGACACTAGTCATCGCTTGTAAAATAGTAGTTTTACCTTGACCTGACTCAGGATGATAGAAATTAATTACTGCAGATTTTTCTTTTAAGAAGGGCATAAGTAATGAACCAAAGGCACAAAAGAATCCAAAAGATCGTAGCTCCATACCTGGTCTTTCGTATACAGATATAGCTTTCTTCCAAGCTTCGTACGTACCCTTTTTATGTAGTGTACGATTAACTTGACTTAAATCATCTGATACAGGTACATATTTAGAATCAAATGCTGTGATCTCCCTATTACCAATAAGGATTTTATTCATAGCCTCATTCCAACCATATTGTTTATACATCTCAGTAGCGCCTGCATTACGCTGTTTATCAGCAACCACTACAGATATGTATTCAATTAAATTATCAAGCTTTCTACCCATAGCTACAACACCGCTAGATACAATAATCTCACGTGCTTTATCTTTAGTTAGTAAATGTGATAAAGGTGCAATGAATTCTCTAACACCATCTTTAGGCAGATGTAATTTAAACCAACACATTTCACCCATAGCAGAATCATTTAAACGATCTACTAAATAGAAATCATGTTCATATATTTGTATGCCATTATCTTCATCATCAGGAATAGACTTATAAATACCACCATTCTTACCCCTAAAATAAGGAGCAGGTAATTCAGGAATACTATATGTCATCACTTCTTTAAACTCTTCTGATACGGCTTCTATTATGTTATCTGCGGCTCTAGCGCGAAGCATAACCCTACCTACCATAATAGGTGTATTAATTTTACCTTTGTGAATACATCCATCACATCCACCAGGATTCTTATTTTCAAACTCTTTACATGTATGTGGTAGAGGAATCCCTGCTACTTTAGCTTCTGTTTTTTCATAGGTATAACCTGGATGACGTTTAGACATGTTATGAATAGCTACTTCAGCATCTTCACAAAAGCTTGCAATAGATAACCCTGATCTCCATAGGGGTTCTTCCATCTTAGCTTGATTAACAAATATATTAGTTAGTTGTGGACATCCTTTACCATCTTTGGCACTGTCTAAAATCTTTTTAAATCTATAGGAGTAATTACCTAATAGGTGTTTAGCCCCATCAGACCATACACGTTTAGGTTTGGATTTAGTTTCTAAATGAATTGGTATATAGGAAGCTATCTCATCAAATGAAATAGTTCTACCTGTGTGTATTACTTTAACGTCTTTAGGATTTTCAATATCTTTAAAGTTTTTTGTTAGAGGTATACGAAGGATACTAGCCGCATCTGCTGTACGAGATGGGTCTGCTTTAAAACCATGCTTAACACAAAGATGTTTTAGCCCCTCTGCTACAGGTTGCCATGCAGCTCTAGCTACGGGTTCAGTAAAAGTCCAATAGCAGTGAATACCATTACCTGAATCTACTAATGTAGGTGGAGGTAATTTAGTTTCATCTGTAAACTTACGGAGTGCTACTGCCGCTTCTTCTTTAGTGCGGTAGTCCTTCCATTTGTTTTTACCTTTATCATATCCACAATCGATATCAAGCCACAATGCTTTTTCTTCTTTAGCATTAGATTGCTCTCGTTTAGTGTTTTCTTGAAAAGTAGAACAAGCGAAATAAGCATCCTTGTTTTCTTTTACTATTCTTTCGGCATCTGCAACGGCTTCATCTATTGTGTTGAAAAACGTAGGAATAACTTTATTCTTTTCGTCTTTGCTAACGATGCAATAGTAGCCGCTATCAGGCCATACATGTTCTAAAAATTCTTTTGTTTGCATTGTTCTCTCAAAATTGGTGGGCTATCCTGAATAGCCCTTGGTATTACTTTATTGTTTTTATAAGTTCTTGAATTCCAAACTCTTTTTCTTTGTTAGGTTTTGTCTTGCCAGAAAACCAATCATACACCGTTTGTCTTGATACGTTAAGTGCTTTCGCTACTTGACTTGCGGGGTATTTTAAGGCTATACAAACCGCCCCTAACTGAACACCAGGTCCAGCAGGAGCAGCTGCGTTAGCTTCGACTATTGCTTGTGAATATCCTCTCATCCAATTCACCTATGTCCAATCAGATAATAAATCATCTAGGCTAGGTTCGTTAGTGTCTGACTTCGGAGTAGCTTTAGGAGCTTCTTTACGAACTTCAGGCTCAGGGATATTATCCACTATAGGCGCAGCAGGTGGAGGTGGAGCAACAGGAGTAGGGCGACTTATAGGTTGTTGCGTTCTAGGTTTAGCTTCAAACTCATTACCATCTTCATCTCGATCAGCAGCTACTGTAAGTGTAATAGCTCTGATAACTTCTTCTTCTGAAGATCTAGTTTTAACCATCTCAAATTGATCATCTGATAATCGAGCAACAGCTTTAAATCCAATATTAGATGTGCCATCTTCATTAACAGACATACGAGAAACAACTGATCCTAATGTTTCATTGTTTGCTACAACATAATCTCTATATTCATGGAATGGGCGACGATTATCTGTGCCTGTACCAAAAATAGATGTTGAAGATAGTTTAACTCTGTAGATGTCACCTTGCATATCATCAGCACGAACTACTGCAATGAATCTATGGAAGCGACAAGCTTTTGATTTACCTTGACCTGAACCTGCGATATTTTGAGGGCATGTCATACACTTATCTGATTGACGTTTAGGTGATGCCATATCAGGTAATTCACTGTTATGACTCCAACAAGCGGGTCTAGGTTTCTTAATTGCTTTTGGATCATATTGTTCATCGTAATACATACGATTTAATTCGCCTACATTAAGGACTACTACATCTAGAAATCCTTGATCTGATCGGCTAATCTCTTTACCGTTAACCATCAATCTAAATTTATTATTGATGATACTAATACTTTTAGATGTGATAGTTGCCGCTGTGATTTTGTTTGTAAAACCATCATCACGTTTAGCATGCGCTACTGAAGTTGATTGTGAAAAAATATCTAAGTCTGTACTCATACGTTCTCCTTATCTTTATCTCTACTCTTACGAATTGTTATTGAATATTCTTGTGATGCCTGTAGACCAGGAGGTAAGAGGTCAGGATTATTTGCAATAAAGTCTTTCATATTACCTTGACTAATGCGTTTCTCCATAAGCTCTAATGCATCATTCTCTTTCAAGAAGTTATACATGCTCGGCCAATCAGATGTCCAATATCTTGTTTTTAATGTACGTGATAACGAACCTACTTTAGTTTTTAAACTACTAACATTAAGTTGTTTACACGCTTCATTTAGTGCAGCTTGTACTTGATCTCGTTTCTCTTTAATACCTTTGATCTCGTCTTCAAGTTCAGCTATCTTGTCTCTCATGTTAACATCAGCTTCCATGAGCTTTTCTAGATTTACTTCATTTATTTCCATACTGCCTCCTCTTAACTAACGAACTATAATTATAACCTATCACTTTACTTTGTCAAGCATTATTAATCTTTCTACTTCGTCCATAGTTTCTTGCACTTCCCAATTATCTTTTGTTATGCCATAGATAAAAGTAACTACTTTACCATCTAATTCAGCTTCATATATAGCTACGATATGATCAGTGTTAATAAAAAGTGCCCTGCCTTGTAGTGCTGTTACTGCATTAGTTAATTTAATAATCATTTCTTTTTATCCATTTCAGATATTTCATAAAGTGTTTCTAGTAAGCATATAATAATAAACCCTACCCACCACCATTTGTTTGCATGAAAGTTATATAACAAAAATGCGGCCATAAAAGTATTTAAAATCATTCGTCCATTTCCTCTCTATATAAATCTACAAGTTTAATATGGTGGTCAAGTTTATTCTGTAACATTTTATAAATCTTATTCTCTACAGGGCTACCTTGTAGATGAACGACAGTCATAGGATTACGTTGTCCTGCTCGATCTACACGAGCACAACATTGTATGTAGGTTTCAACAGACATCACAGGTGACCAAAATACGACTACGTTAGCTGCGTGAAGAGTAACTCCATGTGATGCTGCTTGAGGTTGAATGACTAATACTTGTGGGTCTTTTGTTTCTTGAAAGCGTTTAAATATATCAGTACGTTTATTCATAGATACATCTCCATGTATAGCATCACATGTAATCTTATCTTTAGCGAGTTCCTTCATTATGTTTTCTATGCTATGACGGAACGGGCAGAATATTAATACCTTATGACTAGCTTCATTGATAATATCTTTTAATGCAGTCATACGATTAGATACATCAAACTCTACGACCTCACCTTTATCTGAATAGATAGCACCAGCACTCACTTGCAATAACTTAGTAAGCATAACTGCAGCATTAACTACAGTAATATCTTCGCCTGAAGCTTGCATAAACATATCTTTCTTTAGCTTCTTATAATACTTATCTTGTTGTGGGGTTAAGGGTACTTCACGCGTAGCGTACATAACTAGAGGTAGATCAAGACATTCTTCTTTGGTATAACGAATAGCAGGTTGTAATGTTTTAAATACAATGTCTTGTGCATTAAACCTAGGTACCCATGTAAACTGAGATACCTTTTGCATCACCATATCTTTGAATGTACCTGCGTATTTAGGAACACTAGCAGGGTTAACAAGTTTAGCAAGTCCATACGCATCAGCAGGGGACTGAGCAGCAGGGGTTCCTGTCATTAGCCATATCCATGTATTAGGATTGACTACACGATTTATAGCTTTCCATCTTCTTGTAGTCGTAGTTTTAATATAGTTAGCTTCGTCAACTACTACTAGATCAAAGCCGCCATTCTTAATCTCATCTTCTACAATTTCAATGCCATCATAATTAATAATTACAACTTCACAATTACTACTAATAATTTGTTTACGTTTGTCTGCTACACCATGAGCAATACCTACTGATCTATGCATAGCTGTTTTAAAAAAGTCAGCCTGCCATGCCGCTTGCATAATAGATAAAGGACATACAACTAGCATGCGTTTGACTTTACCTTTATTCATAAGATAGTCAGCCGCCCATATAACTGCAGAGGTTTTACCTGTACCTGCTTCGCTTAGACAATATGCTCGTTTGTGCGCTGATAAGAATTCAGCAGTGGTTCTTTGATGATCAAAAGGTTTATGAATACCAGGCCAAGTATAATCTTTTGATATAGGTGATGGTGGATTCTTTACTCTAAGTTCTGATAATGCTAATACTTCATCTAATCCCCAATTAACAATGACTTGTACTACGCCATTATCATACTCTCTAATAATTTTACTTTTGGGTATCCTGTCCAATATCAACTGAGGTTTCTTCGTGTTGACTATCAGAGCTCGGTCTTTGTATATTTCCATTAGGGTTCTCTCTATCTAATTTAATTACATGCTTTTCAAAATCATATTTCTTTACAGGTTCACCTGTTGACTTATCAAGTTCCACTTCATAGTGTATACCATCATTTCCATTTTGTCCAATAACATCTATGCGAGATTCTTCTTTCTTTGGTTGTCTAAAAATCAAATCAAAATTCTTTTCAAACATATCTGAATTAGGTTTACTTTGTATCCAATCACCTGTTATATCATTTTTACTAGTCATATTTGTCTCCATAAAAAGAAATAAGCGCACTGCCGAGAGAGGAGAGCAGCGCGCCTATTAGCTCAATAACGTTTGAGCCACACGTTTTTACTTTTTAGTTGGAACGTTTTTCTTCACAGAGTTATCG